CCCCCGCCGATGCGGCGGGGGAGAGAGGGCAGGCCAGTTGGCTGGTCGGGGGATCAACCGCGCGGTGAAGCGGCTGCGCGTTTCGCGGCTGCGACGATCGGGCTTTCCTTTGCCAGCGGCAGGACCAACGACGGCGGTGCGGCGACGATATCTCGGGCATCAGCAGCGGCGCTGGCGCGCTCCAGCACCAGCCTGCGCAACGCCTCGGGTGCGGTGCCGTCGCGCAGCGCTTTGGCCGCGTCGATTGTGATCCCAAGGCGGCCTGCCTGCGCCGCGATCTCTGCGATCTCCGCCGCCGCCTCGCGAAGCTGCGCCGAGAGCTCGGCGAGGTTGCTGGTCTGCGTGGCGGTCTGCTCTGGGGCAGGTGCCGCAGAAGAGGAAGCGTGAGGTGCAGCGGGGGCCGGGACCCGAGTAGTGGGCAGGTCATCGGCAGCATCGGTTTCACCATCGTCAATATCGGTCACTCCGATCTCGGTGTCTTGCGGGCTGTCGACGGGGTCGTTCTGGGTGGCCATGATTGCCTCCTGTCTGGGTTGGGTTGACTTGCGGGACTGAGTTGCCGCCACGCGCTGGCTGCGCGTGGGCGAAAGGATCGGAGTGCGCGCCAGCATCTGCCGGAAGGCGGCAAAGCCCCGGGCCAGATCGGTGACTTCATCGGCAAGGCCAGCGGCCACGGCATCGACCCCGCGATAGGTCGCGGCCTCGGTCGCCAGAGCTGCCTCCTGGCTAAGCCGCCCAGCGCGCCCGGCGGCCACGGTTTCGGCGAAGAGGAACCGCAACACATCGATCTCGCGCTGGATGTCGTCTTGCACGGCCTCGGGCAGGGGCTGGTAGGGATTGCCATCAACTTTGTGCTGACCTGAATGCACCAGCGTGACGCGCACCCCGTCCTGATCCAACTGGCCGCTCATGTCGGCATGCAGTACCACCACGCCGATGCTGCCCAGCGCGCCGGTGCGCGGCAAGACGATGCGGTCGGCCTGAGAGGCCAGCGCATAGCCCGCCGAGAAGGCGTGTTCGGCCACAAAAGCCCAGACCGGCTTGCTGCCCCGGATGGCACGAATGCGATCTGCGAGGTCAAAGACGCCAGCGACCTCGCCCCCGAAACTGTCAATTTCCAATGCAAGGCCGCGAATGGCCGGATCATTGGCTGCCGCTTCGATCTGCGCGGCGATCCCCTCGTAGCTGGTCTGGCCCGAGGACTGCCCGATCCAGCCACCGCGATGGATCAGCACGCCAGAAATCTCGATCACGGCAATCCCGTCCACCACCGGATAGGGCGCATCGCCATGATGGCGTAGGCTTTCGGTCAAACCTCCGGCCAGAATGCTGGCGCGCGCGGGCAGGGCGATGGTGCCATCTGCGGTTTCGCTGCCGTCCACCATCTCGACCCGCCGCCCCAGAATGCGCGGCCCGAGGCCAGAGAGAAATGCCATGGCCTTGGACGGTTCGACCAGCAGCGGCGTGTTGAAAGCTCGCGCGGCAATGCGGGCATGGAGCATCAGGGCTGGTCCTCGTCTGGGCGCGGGCGGTCCTCCGCGTCATCGCTTTCGTCTGTTTGGTCAGTGTCATCGCCTTTGCCCCCGTCCTCTTGCTGCGGGCCCGGCAAAGCCTGCACCCCTTGTGCGGGCGATCCGGGGCGACGGAAGTCGAGGCCGAGCAACCGCTCGCGCGTCCGTTCCGCGGCAATCTCGCGGTCGACCTGTTCGGCGTCGTAGCCCCGCTCGGCAATGGCCTGCGTGCGGGATTTCAGCCCGGCCTCGATCTGAGCGATTTCGGCATTGGCGTCCTTCAGCGGATCGACCCAGTCCCATTTCGTGGGGAGCCAATCGGCGGTGAGCAGCCGGGATCGGTTGGCCTCGTAGCCGGGCAGGGTAAGGGCACCTGACAGCACCGCCGCATCCATCCAGCGCGCATAGACGGGTCGGCAGAGTTGAAACACCATGACCGAATGCTGCCAAGCCGAGACGCGGCGGCGGAATTCGATCAGGGCGAGGCGCGAGTTGGAGAAGTTGCCCTTCACCATGTCATTGGCGATGTAGGGGTAGGGGATGCCCAGCGCGGCAGATATCTGCAGCAGCGTCCGGTACTGGAACGGCTCATAGGTCGCGCCGCTGTCGGCAGGTTGGCCCACGGTGACATCCTCACCGGGGTCCAGCCGCACGATCTGGCCGGGGCTTATTTCGACACCGGCTGGTCCGTCCTCGTCTTCGGCCGGGGCGAGGGGGTTCTCCGGCGCGGGCGAGGTCACGAACATCGCATACATCGCCGCGACCTTTTTGCGGTCCAGTTCGGCATCGTCGTATTGATCGAGCAGAAACAGCTTCACGATGGCGGGCGCCAGTTTCGACACGCCGCGCAGCTGGCCGCCCTCAACTGGGTCGATGACCTGGATCACCTCGCTGGCAGGCACCCGCACCACCTCACCTGCCAGCCCCGGATCGGTACTGTCGCCCGGATGGCGGCGCAAGAAGTGATAGGCGACGCGCCGCCCGATGCGGTCGAACTCTATGCCCTGGCGGATCGCGTTGCCATTGGCCGCTGTCCCGGTCTGCTCGAGCGGCAACATCTCCGCCGGCAGCATCTGCAGCTGCAGCGGTACCGTCAGGCCATCACCCGCGCGGCGCATGCGGATCCGGAAGAAGACCTCGCCCGCCATGAACACCTCACGTGCGGCGCGGCGCTGCAGCCCGTAGAAATCGGTCAGCCCCTCGGCATCGGCCTCGTCGGTCCAGGCGAGCCAGAGGCGCTGCAGCTCTTCCTTGCGGGCTGCATCGGCGATTTTTGATATCGGCTTGATCCCGTCGCCCACAGTGTTGGCGGCCCAGCTTTCCACTGCGTTCACGGCATACCCGTTATTGCGCACCAGCCAACGGGCACGGGCGGTGATGTCGGGGCCCGAGGCTGCAATCAGCGCGTTGACATGGGCGCGCGTCGCGCGGAACCCGCGCAGGCGGCGATGGTGCTGACCGGCATCGAACCCACCGATGAACGCGCCAAGGCGCTGCCGCCAGTTCATCACAGATCCTTCACAGCATATGGGCGCAGCACACGCCCGGTGCCACGCTCGGCTTTGGCGATCCGGCGTTCGATGTCGGAAATGGCCGCGGCAAGTTCTGCGTCCGAGCCATAATTCACGGTCTTGCCGTCATAGCTGACCGACCGCGTGCCGCTGTAGCGTGCGGCCAGCAGCGCGCCGTGGCGGGATTTCAGATCGTCGAGGGTCATCGGGGTTTGCTCATTCCATGTATCGGGGCGTGCTGATCTTCCAGCCACGCCGTCGGGGGGCGGTGATACGCCCGGCCTGTGGTTCCGTCGGTCTGTCAGTGTCCGGTTTCGCAGCCGATGAGGCCGTTTCAACGCCGGCCTGTTTCTCCAGTTGTCGCCACATCCGTTCGTCAAAGCGGTCAGCCCCGAGGATCCACGCTGCGGCCCGGGCATAGACCCTTGCGTCGAGAGCCTCGTTGCGCTCGCGCATCTTCTGCCATTCCTGCCGGGCATAGCCGCGCTTGTCGCGGATGGTGACCAGCTGCTCGGCCACCAGCTGCTTGAGCCATTCGCTATCGGCCCAGTCGGGCAGGTGGATCGTGCCAGCAGGACTGGGTGCCTCCGGCTCAGACGGCCGCTCGATCCGCATGTACCGATAGGTCTCCGCCTTGAAGGTGGCCGTGGCCACCGTCCAAAGCCGCGCGCCGCGCTTGAGCTTGCGGCCATTCACCGTGGCATCGACGTAGGTCGGACCCGACACGGGTGTTGCCCGGTTGAACCCCTCCATTCCCTTCACGGGCGCCACCTGCGCGATGCCCTGCTTGCGGGCCCATGCATAGACGGCTGCGGACTCGTATCCGGTATCGATGGCGAGCTTCGCCAGTGTCATGACCGCGCCGTGTTCATGCACCCATGTATGCCCCAGGAGCGCGGTCAGCTTGTCCCAACAGGCCGGATCATCCGGCCCGCCCGGAATGACGATGTGATCGACGAGCCAGCTGGTCATACCCCGGCCCCAGGCCCAGATATCGACCTCGATGCGGTCCTTCTGCACATCGGCCCCTGCTGTCAGGAACAACCCGCCTGCGGGGATCTGCGCTGGGAAAGCAAAGCGCCGATCCGCGAG